CACCGCTGTAGTCGCCCATAGGGTCATTTTTTGCAGCTTCTTTTTTTGCTTTCATATCTAAAACTTGATTAAAAGCGTCACGCTCACCAATTTGTTCGTTAGTTGAACCTCGACCTTTACCACCTTTTGCGGCGATAGCGTCTATTGTTTCTTGTAGCTGCCGTGCGTTCTCAGCTTGGTATTCTACATCTAAACCACTAGCCATAGGGTCTACCAAAGGCGTACCCATGCCAGCAAATTCTCCTGCTTGTGTATTTTCTGCGGCTTGAGCCTGTTTTACTGCTTGTTCGGCTAATGCGCTTTCTCTCGCTGACCTTTCTTGGGGAGTAATCGGCATTGAAGACTCGTCTAAAAATTCTTGTCCGCCAGCTAAACCTTTATCAAAGAACTCACCGCCACGCCTGTAAAATTCATCTGACCGCAAATTTGAATCTGTTGCAAAATCCTCATAACCTCTAATTCCAGCTAAAAGTCCTGCATAATCATTTATTCCGCCTCTTAGGTAATTTAATGCACCCCTTCCATATCCACCAAGAGTATCAGAAAATTTTTCACCAAACGCAACATCTGCCCTAGCTTCTGCTGCTGCTTTTCTTCTCGCTTCTACTTCATTTTGTGCGCCTAAAATGCCAGCCATATCAAAGCCCTCAAGTACGTTGTTGGTTAATACCCGAAAGGGCTGTGTACGCGCCTACGCCAGCAACAAATGGGTTGGTTCCCGGCTGGGCAGGGGCTGTCGTGTATTGATTTGTAATACCCGCAGATGGCGTTCCTGATAGCACACCGTAGCCGTAGTTTATTGGATACAACGCTTGCTCAGTGCCGCGCATGTCCTCTCTGCGCTGATTATCCAAAACTCTCTGGTCGTAATCCATTTGTGATGAACCCACGCCATACATAAAGCCTAAATCTGCCGGACCCATCGCGCCATAAACGCGGCCCACATCAGCACTTTGTCCACCTAAAGTACCGTAAGTAGAACCAGCATCTACTAGCTTAGAGCCAAGACCACCGACTGTTTGGCCTAATCCGCCCGTAAGTCTGCCACCTTCTAAGTTACGCTTTTGTTCGGCTTCAAAACCAGTCATAGCTGCACTCAGAGACTTATCGTAGCCTTGAGATAGCATGTTTGCCATCGTTCTGTTTTTAGCGTCTTGAATGTTGCCTTGTGTTGCCGCCGCTTGCACACCTGCTCTTGATCCGCCGAACGCACCAGCCCCCACTGCCTGTGCATTAACTTTTTGCATGGCCTGTACGCCCTGCTTGTCGATCTGCTTCATTGCCTCATCAATGACGCCTTGTTTGTATGGGTTCATATAGTCGGCAACACCAGTAGACGGGTCAAACGCCTCTGTGCCGCCTGTGATATAACTTGAGGCTTTTGGAAAGTAATCGTCAGCACCTGTTCCTAAAGCGCCTTGAATTTTGCTAACGCCAGTATCTACAGTGTTTTCAGCGTCAGGGAAGAACTTAGCCTCACCTAATTCATCCATGAAATATGGCTGATACCTATCCATAAAGGCTTGACGCTCTTCATCAGTATCAAGCGTGTTATAAACAGACTTCATCATGTCTGTTTCTTCAGCTATTTTATACTCTGGTATTTTAAACAAGTCTGGATAAGCGTCTGCGTCCAAAAGACCGCCGCTATAAGAGCCATCTTTGAACTCGCCAAATACTGGATCTAATAGGGCTTGTTCCCGCTCTTCAATGTATTGTGGGCGGCGCTGAATGGTTTCATAGGTTTCACTCATGTTCTAGCCCTTTGTTCTAGCTGGTTTTGCATGTCGTATGCTTTAGCAATACCTTGACGTTGATTGCCGTTGCCAAGACCTTCTATAGCGTCTTTCGTTAGAACAAACTCGCCAGCCATTAGCATAGCGGGTACATCGTCCTTTGTGCCAGAGCCTTCGCTTGGCATAATGCCGCCGTTTCTGCGCGGAAAGTAATCAGGCGTTGTTTCACCACCTTTTGCTAATTCCCTCATTGTGTTCATTTTTACATACTCACCATGCCCAAATGGACGATTGGCTCTTGCGATTATTTCAGCGCGTCCATCGTCTTCATCATCGTCACCTTGCATTTTTGCTAGTAGCTCTGCACCTAAACCAAACAACAACGCCTCGCCACCTCTGGTGTTTAGTATCTTGCCAAGAATGTTTCCTTCGTCTTTTAAACTTGGAAATACAGACGATCCCAACTCCCCAATGCCCATTAAGTCTTCTTTAAACACACGTTTCGGTATGGTTTTAACAGGGTCTATGCCGCGACCCGCAACACTTTTAGCCATACCACCCATTGCGTCCATAGTATCAAGTGATGGCGAACTACGTGCAGCAGTTTTAGAGGCTTGCCTAGCCATATCAGCCATGTTCGCTTTATCTAGTGCTGCTTCAGACGCCATAGACGGTCCACCACTCGCGCCACCAAACAAATTAGCTATGGATGTACCCTTACCCATATAGCCGCCTATGCCTTCGCCTAGAATGCCACCGATCAAAGCCTCGCGCAGTCCAGCCTTCTTACCTTGCAGCTTGCGAATTGCCAAAGAAGTCAACGCGCCTTTGACAGCGTTACTGCCAAGAGCCGTTGCAGCAAGAGAAGCCAATTGCGGCAAGAAAAACTCTGGCTGACCTGTGTTCGGGTTTATACTATTCTGCGGTGTACCAACCATATAGCGTCTAGGGTCGACGCCTTCTGACCTAATTGCAGATGCAATGCCTTGCGCCATCTGAGGGTTGTTCTGCATAACCTGACGCGGCACAACCATTTCGCCGGGTGCCACATGCGCCATGCGTGTATCGCCGTATCTGCCCATGTTCTGCATGCTGTTCATCATGTCGTAACCTCAGTTGTTTGCTTTTCTAGCATACAAACCCGAACATTTGTAGGGGTTATTGTTTTTTTTAAAAAAACTAAATTGTTCGGGTTAGTAAACATTTTCAGGAACCTGATTTAGATATTTTGGCACACAGTAAGCAACAACCCTGTCTTCTACTTCTATTCCGTGCGTACTGTACCTTTTAACGACTTCACTTGCTACCTTGTTACAGAAGTCAACACGGTGGAAATACATATCCTCACTCAGCAAGGTTCGGTCATCCCCATAGCCCAGATAGACCATAAGAACGAATACGTGCATGTCACAGCATCAACTCAAAGTGTGGCGCGTCAATGAACGGCCTGCGACCCTGTGAGCGCCTTATGTCTATGTAGCTGTTCATAGCATTTTCTGCGCTACCTTCCCACGCTCCAAGGTCATCTATCGTCCACGCAGCGCCCCAGCGCAGCTTTGCGCCCACAGCCTCTGCGCCTTCTTTCATGGCGTCTGCAATTTCATCATATAGGTTGAGTTCCCATCTGCCACCATCGCAGTAAGCCATAAGATCAACAGCGTTACCGTCGATGTGTTTTGATTTCATGGTTTGCGAAGCACCTTTTGCAACTAAAGCACGTTGTTCGTCTATTGTTCTCAACCCGCAGATCACACTGAAGTCTTGCTTCGTAACGCCAATAGCGTATTTCACAATACCAATTAGTCTTTCATCCACACCTTCCAGCCTAGACAGACTTCGTTTACTTAACTTGTAGCCCATGATTATTTCCCCGCATATTTAGAGATTGCTCTATTTCCAAACCAGAATGCTAAAACTGCCGACATAAGTCCGGCTGTTTCTGAGTCCCACATAAGTTCAACAGCCTGCATCCAATCGCCACCAGCTTGTGTGACTTTCACCATAATCACGACCTTTGTGGCAATGAATAAAGCAAAAAACATATAAGTGATAACGGGCCGAACGGACCCACGTAAGGCGTTGATAAAACCTCCAGCGTCGATAGAACTGTCATGTAAATACAACCCTTTCGTTTCTTCAATGTCAGCTTGTTTATCCAACTCAACCAGCTTCATTTCTGAACGTTTTTGCGCTAGTTCTGTTTCAAGGTGCATCATTTCCATGCGGTGCTTTTGCGCTTGGTTCGCCTTGAAGTAATTTAAAACCTCTGGCAGAAATGAACTACCAAATCCTAGTAAGCTACCTAATAGTGTTATCATTTCTCTGACCCCAACCATACGGCAAATGCGCCTGTCATAGCGCCTGTGACAACAGAAATTAGACTTGCCTGCTGTGTAGACAAATCGGGTTGTGTAAGCGCCCACTCAATGCACCGAACATAAACTATCGTCATGGTGAACATCATAAAACGCGGTAAAATTTTGTATTCTAGTATTTTCTCAAAAGCGTTTGTCATTCAAAGCCCCCTTGCAAGCCTTCCATTATTTCCTTAACAGTCGGACGCCGCTTAGTATCGGGTGAGTATCGGCATTGAAACTGTCTTGGACATTCCTTAAAACTAAAACTCGGATAGTGATAACCTATCGTATTGTTTGGCCCTTTGTAAATACAAACCATTTCATCCTGTATTGTAGTGCGTTTAGCCAACTGACAAGTTACAAAATCAGGACTAACCAAACCAGCTACAATTGCAGATGCAATTAACATCATGTATCTACCCCAACTTTACGACAAGTGAATTGCCCTGAAGCGGGTATCCCTGACATTATCATTATGTTTTCTACAACAGAACTGCCTTTTTGCATACCTTCAATTAAGCATTCTCCTTTTGTTTCAAAGCGTTGATTGTTTTCCAACATAAATGAATCGCCGCTTATAAAAACAATAAGAAAATATAGAACCCAGCTATCCATTACTGGGTGGCTAGTACAATTAAATACATGCCGCCACCAAGAACACTAATTATACCCAAAGACAGTCCAGCTATGGCTGCATTGTTTGCCAGTTGTCGTTTAACTTCCATAGCTGCATATATGGTATCCTCCCGTTCTTTTCGTATTTGTCTACGCATACCTAGCATTTCGTCGTAAGTACCTAATCCAAAACGATAATCTAACATAAATTTAATTTCTTTTTCCTTTTCAATTAATGTTTTCTTGCGGACAATAATGTCCATTGCTTCCTTTTCTATGTTTTCAGTGCCATGTGTTTTTTTGTCTAGCCAAGTGGGGTTTTTACGTTGGGACTCAGCGCGTGTAATATCTGCGACTGCGCCATACCACGTTCCTAACTGCTTGCTAACATCTTGAATCTCACGACCCGCGCCAACCAACATTTTGACACCCTTAAAGGCGGCGTTAGCTGTGGCAAATGCTGTGATTGGGTCTATCATCGCGAAACAAAGCTCCTAACCCATTTTTATAAGTATGGTCACAAGCATTAACATGATAGCGCCTGACGCTGCCATTAGCGTTGTTTCAAGTCGCTTAACCCGAACAAATAATTCTTTAAACTGGATTCTGACTTCTGTTTGCAGCGCAACCATATCTTTTTCCAACTTGTCTATTCTGCTATGTGCAGATTGTAATGTTCGTTCATCTGTCATACTGTCACCGTTACTGTACCAATTTGCCCCGTTCCCAATACACCAGCAGCATAAGGTTGATGAGCAACAGAAATCCTTAAAACACCATCCACAACAAAAACAGTGCCATCTTCTAAACCCAAATCATTGTTCGGCAAGTTCGTAAAAACTTGTGTAGTATTTCTACCAGCGCCGGGGTTTTGCATTTGCTGAGTATACAAAGCAAATGAACGCACCAAACTATCCATATAAGCTATAGAATACTCAGGTGGCGGTTTTCCAAAGAAAGGTTTAACTAAATTTCTTGACATTTATCTTCTGCCATCTGGTCTTATTTCAACACGCGGCGTTCCTAGTCTCCATGTTTCACCTAAATTTGACGATTGTATTTTAAACGCAAAACTTCGTCCGCGTATTCTAACGTAAAGCTGATCTGTGAACTCTTCTACAGTTGTAGAAACTTCTTTAGTTACGTTCTTGCTGTTAGATTGCAAATAGGGACCGCCGGGAAAATTTCTAGCCTGTACTGTCATAACGGCTGTTGGCGTAGCTTCACTAGAGTTTCTAAAAGTTAAATCTGGTATGATCTTGCTGATAAAGACAAACTTGTCGCCCTCACCTATAGTCATTTGGCTGCTTTCAATATGTGCAACAATTGGGCTAACAGGATTAGTGCTTCCATCATCAAACCCGAACTCATGTGTATAAAGGTAATTGTCACCGCCAGCGGCTGTTGGGTTAGAATCAATACCTCTATCCTGCCAAAATGTTCGGCTTAGATTTCCAAAATACCAAATATTCTGACCATAATTATATACAACATATCTGTCGTTATCTGAACTTGTTGATGAAGGATAAAACCACCAAACTTCTGTAAAAGCAGTATTTGATCCTGCACAAACCTTTTCACGTTGAGAATCATTAAAATCATTAAACACGTAATCTTTTACAGAACATGGTATTACTTTAACCCTACCATCATAAACATAAAACTCTGATAGCCCCATCCAAAACACTGAATCTTCAATGCTAACAGTCGAGAAAGAACCAGCAACAGTAATATTGTTTGAAACCATATTTACGCCATAGACATAAGGCGCTCCTAAAAACTGCAGGGAATAAACAGACGTATCTGTTAAAACAATAATTTGTTGTTTTGATTCAACGGCAGTTACTATTTCAGAGCCAGAACCTAGCACTAAATCTCCCGCAGAGTTTGTTTCTTCTGTTTTCCAAACAATTAGACTTTCAGCCCTACTGTTCACAACAGAGCTAAATCTAATTAACATTGGGTCTTGAGTTCCAATGTTGGTTTCTGGATCGCAGCCAAATACTATTGTGTGCGCAGCTTGATCTGAAACCATAACTTGCTTTGCCACAGTTGGCGCGAAGCCATCTGTGCCTGCCAAACTAGATAAAGGGACCGCTCTTGATGTAAGGCCAGAATCATAATCCCAATAATAAATATTTCCATTATGTGCGTTTATAAGAAGACTTTGACCAAAGTTGTCTTGCGTCCAACTTCCCAACGCCTGCCCCGCAGCACTAATACTAACAGATGAGTTCCAAGTTTCGCGACTCCAACTACCCGCCCCCCAGCCAGTACCAAATACAGAAGTGTCCAGACCGGGAGTTAAAAGATATGTTGCGGTTACAGTTCCGCCGCCGTTTATATCCGAGGACGTAGAATAAACGTTTGTAGGGTTTAAGCCGCCAGAAACAGTAATAGATTGTATTGTAGATACTGTTCTGGCCTCAACTTGGTAGTTGCTGCCATCTATAACCGCC